GGTCCTCCTGAGGTGCGTCTTGTTGTTGAGTTTCTTCGACCTGCTGCGACACATTTGCTTGTTCTTCCACAGGTGAGACGACTTCCTGACTTACGTCTTGATCTTCTAGCATGTGTCTTACTCCTAGTTGGCGAGACTAAAACTGCCTAATGAAACAACCGTTGTGATTGAGTTGTCTCAAACACCGCCGTTGCCGCTTGTCCTTATGATATGGGAATTATTTTTATTTGGAAAACGATTTTTCTTGACTTAAATTTGCCTTTTTGTATTAGACATGAAGTTATGTAGAAATAATGAAGTTCTTTACTCAATTTGAGTAATCAGTTATATAGATAGCATATGGTTGTCATATGAAAAAAAATATGACAAAAATATAAAAAACATACAAAAACCATAGGAGATTCATATGATTTCTATGCAAGCTATGACAAAAGAAGAAGAATTTGAAGTTGTAATTCGAAACCTACCATACGTACAAAAGCTCCTGAGAAGCACTAAGATAGACATTAAGGAAAAGCTAAGTGTTCTTGAAGACGTGAATATCGACCTCATAGTATATCTACAGAGCATTGGACAAGAAGTATGATTCTAGTTGTGGGTGGAATAAAAGGAGGAAGTGGCAAAACAACACTGGCCACCAATCTAACTGTGCTCAGATCTCAAGCAGGATATAAGGTTTTGCTTGTAGACGCAGATGAGCAAAGGTCAGCTTCAGAATGGGCTGAGCAAAGAGATGCTATGAAACTTCCATCTTCTTGGACCACTATCCAATTATCAGGAGCTGCTTTAAATTCGCAAATCATGAGACTACGTCCTTCATATGATAATATAATCATTGACGTAGGTGGGAGGGATACAACCAACCAAAGAAGCGCCTTATCGATTGCGGATGTATTTTTAATTCCTTTTAAGCCTCGTGCCTATGACGTTTGGACAGCACCGAAACTCAAACTGCTGATTACTGAAGTAACAGCGAGCAATTCTAAATTAAAATGTTTTGCGGTTGTTACACAAGGAGACGCAACAGGAAAAGACAATGAAGAAGCCCAGAATATTCTCAAAGAATATCCGTCACTCACTGTCTTAGATTTTATCATTGGAAACCGTAAGGCTTTTGGAAATACAGCTACTCAGGGATTAGGGGTTATGGAAGACGCATCTCCAGATAAGAAAGCTGTGCAAGAAATCCAAAGCTTATATGAGGTCTTATATAATTCTCATATGGACAACATATAGTTTTCATATCAATGTTATATAACTCTCATATAGGATTCATATGGTACTTAAACGAAAGATTGAAAAAGAAGAAAGCAAGGAAGACCTCTCTAAACATAGAGAAATGATTATGAGAGGAGGGCATGTTATAGCTGATAATGTTGTTGAAATCCCCCCAAAAGAAAAGGTTGTTTGGACTGATATTCTTTTGCGGATATCTAAGGAAATGGTGGCTCAAATCGACGAAGTTAAAATCCAAGGAAGTTCGCGCAATGCGTGGATTAGAGAAGCAATCATTGAAAGATTGAAGAGAGAGAAAAATGAGCGGTGAATGCGACAAGTGCGGCGAGCATGCTTTGGAGTGTAGTTGTTCCTTAGATGGAGCTGTACTTACTAAGAGAGCCTATGAAAAACATGGGCTAAAATATTCAATTTATGAAGGCAATAACCGTTTTTATGGAACACCAGTTCCTGAAGGATATGAAGCTGTTTACTTAGATGATGGTTTTTGCCCACCAAGTTTACAACTTAAGAAACAAGAGATGTAATTTGGAAAGCCACCGTCCGGTTCCTTACCAGAATTAAAAATAAAAATAGGATATATGAATAAATTTATCGCACTTTCCTTACCTGTTTTGTGGTTATCGTATTGCTTTTTGCACGACCATGAATATGGGTGGATACTTAAGTCATTAATGGGCTTAAACGTAGGATATGCTTTTGCCTATGTATGGAAATACAATGACTTGAGAAATGAACTTTTGAAAACGAGTCGGTTACAAAATGACACCGACTGAAGGAATGAAAACTAATTTAGTAGGTTTTAGTAGATGTCAGTAGATGGATGGAATGGGTTCAAGTTACCCATGGGATTTTTCGTCGTTTGGAAAGATAACCAAATGAGATTTGGTAAGTGCCATCCGATCACTAAAGAAGTTATCGAATGGTTCGAACTCGAAGAAGTAGAGAAAATATGTAAAATGTCATATTGTAAGGATGTGCACCATAACTCGAAACCGGAGAAATCGTGTGATAAATAAAGCTCTCATATTGTTTTTTTCATTGTGTTTGGTTTCCTTTGGAATTCATGCTGACGAAAAGGTGTATATAGATAACGACGATCTAAATACAACCGCCCAGGATACATTCAGAATCCATATTGGGCATAATGTTTGGATTGAGGCAAACGCTGTCTATAGAGATAAAACAGGATTGTTTACGTTTGAATCTAACATTTCAAGATCAGCAATGTGCGGTAAAGGCGTTTATGCAGGATATGAAAAGACATGGAAATGTCCCTACTGCTATCACTATTGGCCAATTGGAAAGCCATGCCAAAATCCAGATTGTCCTTCCAAATACAAGTGAGAAAAGGGACGGATTTCTCCGTCCCCACCAAACAACAAGGAGTCTTAAAACTTGTGTGTGGCTAAATCAAAGTACCAGCAACAAAAGACTTGCAAAACCCAACGAGCTGCGCCTGATCAGAGGGGATCGCTAGCTCATTCTCGATTAGATATTGCACACTCTCTTTGTCTGGGATACACCAAACAAATCGTAAATCTTCTGTTGTAGGATCGTAATAGTAAAGAGCCAAATCGTATTGCGGACTAGGCCTTGTTTGTCGTGCATAGAATTGATTGCGGATGACATTCGCAAGCAATCTTTCCCTACGCGTTTGAACACAGACATAGAAAGGTTTTTCTCGACCAAAGTCCTGCTCTCCTTTTTTGGCAGCTTTGATTAACTCGTCGAAATACCCCTTTAGCATTTCTCTTTGGGTTTCAATGACAGACTGCTTCTGGTCGCCTTCTTTTAGAAGTTTAACAGCAGCAGCTCCTACGGTTTCTTTTTTTTCAGATACATGAAAAGAATCACCCGTTAATGGTTGTGTAGGAACTGCCGTTGAGTTTATCATTTTCTACCTTTTGATTTGCTTACGCATATCTTCTTTAAGCTTTTTGTCTTCTGTAATCCCGCGAGTCCAGTCGACTTTGTTATCCTCGACTTTGTCATCCTCAGGATTGCCAGTGTCTTTCAAAGATTGTCTAGCAATCTTCGTCGCTTTCCCTTTTGGGCGTGGCATTACAGGCATATCTAGGTACCTTTCGTTTAATTTCTACTCCGCAAAAAGTCATAAGGTGTTCATACAGCATGAATCCTTCGAGTCTTTTTTCTAAGCACACATAATCGCCGTTTTCGATTTCACAATCGGCAGCGGCTATAATTGCAAAAAACTCGCGCATTAGTACATGCTGCGGTGTTTTTGACGCTTTACCATTTCATTCGAATCTTTGCTGTCGCCGTCGATACGAACCATGGTATCGTCTATTTTGCCTTCGAGTCCGTAACCTTTTACAGGATACTCTCTCATGACTTCTTCTTGAGGCATGTTAGCATAGCTGCCTTGTCCCCATGGTTTTCCTTCGTTCTCTGAAGTTCCATGGTTCATTGATCTTTCTGATTTACCTTTCTTTTTCATAATCCCCTCTGATTTAAGGTTGGTGATTGTCTTTCAGCTCCTTTGCTTTGGACACTCACTAGGTCTTTTTGTTCTTCTTCCTTCTCCAAACCTTTCAATGTGTGGAGAATTCCGACAAATTTTTCTAACTGATTTAGGTCAAGCTCTTGTAATTCTTTTGCTGCTTTCAACTCATGATACACACTCAACGATCTCTGATTCTGAGCTTCCGCTATTCTTTCTACAGCTAAGGCGCGGTCTTCTTCGACTCTAGCCATTCTTTCTATGCCTAAGCCAGAATCAGCCATTGCTTTGGCTTGGAACGCTTGCATTTGAGCCGCCTGCAACTGTTGCTGGTATTGCTGCTGTTGCATAGCTTGCTGTTGTGCAGCCTGTTCTTCTTGGCCAATATCGTCGACCAGCTTCTTCTTATCCTGAAGGGTACTTGCTTCAATAAGAGTCTTAGCCGGTACGGGTACACCAACCTCGCGTAGATTAAGCAATTGAGCAAACTGCATTTGTCTCTGCGTGCTGGTATAAAGTCCCTCTTCAACCACGCAATCAAATTTCTGAAATACCCGATTGTAAAACTGCTCGCTAGGCTCTTCGTTCAGGATACGCTTGATCTTACCATAAGAAAAGTTATTTTGGATAATGTCAATGAATATTTGGCCTAAATATTTCTGTGAGTGATTGAGCTGATCAAATAGAACCTGCAATGTAGTTAGTCCAGCCCCTTGCCTGAGCATTGACAATACGCCAGCCTTATCGTCAGTAGCACTGCCCAATAGCTCTTCATTTACCCCTGAAATTTCTTGTATTTCACGTCCTAAAATTTCTGAAAGTTGAATCATTGAGGGTGGAATTTGAGGAGGTTGAATGACTTGAACGTCATCCATGTTAGCTTCTTTTTTAAGAGCTAATCCTCGTCCTTGACCTTGTAAGAAGGCATCTTTTGGATTCACCAAAGAGTCTTCTTTGTACTTGATACCTGAATTAATCTGACTCTCAAGTATATCTAGCTCAATAACTTTGCGTCGATTGTACAAGTATTGCGCGTCTCTTAAACCCCTCACAACTCCCTGAACTCTCCATGGGAAATAAGGAATTTGAGGCTCATAATAACCAAGTACAGGAACAAAGGGATAGCGATCAATTCCAAGCGGATTTCGTGCTCCGTGCCACATTGTGCGGCCATTTACAACTATCGCTAATTTTACTGTTGGAATTGTTTGTTCGATAACCTCTACAGTTGGAAATGCATTCAAATACATTTGAAGGTTTTCGTCGCTTCCTTTTGTCCATTCCCGAGTCGCGCCAGTTTCCACATCCACTAGCATTTTTCTTTGGCGATAATCGAGATACCAGAACTCGTCATAGGTCAAAAGATCTTGCATTGCATAGTTGTAAGCCTCAGGTTGGAATTGGAATTTTCCATCTCTCCAACCACGTGCGTACATAGACTCAATGTCTTTTTTCCTATCTGGAAGTAAAGATTTTAGTTCTGTTTTAGAAAGCCATTTGCGCGTCCATAAAAAACGGCAATCAGAAAGGTCATGCTTTCTAAAGAAAGGATCAATTAAATATTCGTTGTAAGAAACATTATCTACACGAATATCTCCTGAGATTGGATCTGAACGATAATCCAACCACACAGAAAGCAAATTCATCCCTGCCGTTACAGCCCCTTCAAACGCCTCGGAAATTGTTTCCAAGACGTTTCCTTGCTGATTGGCCCAGATCATTACTTTGCTAAACTGATCGGCTGTTATCTCGTCGCTATTTTCAACAGGTGTTACAATCGTGCTTAAACGGTGTTGTCTCTGATATCCAGTGATCAGGTTGACTACTCGCCTGATACGATTGAAGTTAAATTGACGCCTTCGGAATGCAGGCAAATTACCGTAGATATCATTCCAAAGGGTTTGATCACCTGCTTTGAACCTATAATCGATATCCGCTTCCGACCAAAACGACTGATTGATTTGTACGGCTTGTGCGTAGTAGTACTCTAGCATTTCGTGGACGGTTTTATCGTCGTCGCTATAGTACTGGGAGTCGATCTGGGGGAAAAGTGTCATAGCATCCCATGTAGTTAAGTTTTCTACAGGGACCTGAACACTTCTCCTTAGAGGTCAAATGGCTGGTAGTTAATCTGTACTGGCCATCCGTGAGCCTTCATTTTCTTGAGAAGGTCCAATGTCACTGTATCTCTATCCATTAATTCGCAAATAAAATTAGCGTCTTCATTACTAGGGTAGAATCGGTCTACTCCATAAGACTTCTTATGTTCAAACACTAACTCTACTTTTATCTTTTCTTGCAAATTGCTCATGATCCCCTCCAGTAAGTTTGTTATGCACTACTTACTTATACAGGATTTCATGACTTTTATCAAACCATAAAAAATCTTAGCACTGGTCATTAACAGGATTCATTGAGAAGGTCTGATAATTTTCATTATGTATCATTTGACCCCTTCCACACATGTAAGAGAACAGGTTTGATAACCGCATGCCTCCAAACCATATTGTGAGGGCACATGATTTTCCTTGGACTGCTCAATTAATCCACCCAGTGAAGCCTTACTATGCACATTAACCAATTGTCTAAAAGGTTTCAATGAACAATTTCCACAGAGCAAAACATTTAGCCATGGCATTGATACATAAGTGTACCATTCCAAATGATTATTTTCATTGCATTCTTCACAAATCATTTCATGTGCTCATTGCATAAAGTTTGGTACCATGGACCAGAATTGAGCTTCCCTTCCTTGCCGCACACTTCACAGGTCTTTTCGCTCTCTAACTCTGATTGTTCAATCTCTTTGAACATTTCTTCGGTTGCACAACTCATATAAAATCTCAACGCACCATACTTTTCCTTAACCTGACTCGCATAAAAGCAACAATCATTCTCAGGATAAAGAAGATTATAAGCGATTATCATTGGCTCGAGCTTAGCACTTAGTTTATCAATGATCGGAAACCAGCCATCTTCGCACTCAAAGTATGTGCGGTGTCTTCCATGAACCCCGTAAAGATTGGGATAATTTTCATGAAGGTGCTTTGTATTAGCTTCGTTCATATAACTCTCATATCACAACCATATCATTTTGATATAGTTTTCATATGTTTTCCTGGTCGAGCGTCAAAATGACCGCTCACAGGATCATACATTCCATCCTGCGCATACGGGAAAAATTCACCGTCATTCATGAGCGTCGTGTCTTTGTTTTTGTCCAACTCTTTCAATAATGGAAACAGTTGTACGAACCGAACGTACAAGTCATTGAATGAACTAGGCGCATAAGTGCTTCTTCCGTCGCAATAGCGTCTAGCCCAATACAGCATTTCCTTAATGTCTTTTACGAATTGCTCTTCATTTGTCATATAAGTCTCATATCTTTTCCATATATCATTCATATCACTGTTCGCCGTTTCCTGCATGGAGGCGCTCTATGTCTTCTATGATTTTCTCTATGATAAGTCGCAATCCGCCGTTATTGATTGGAATGTCTTTGGCAAACTCATATACTTCGCGAATGGTTTTGCCTTCCATTCTGTCTTTTAGTTGCTGATATTCTGTAGCTTCGTAAGTCATGGTTCCTCCTATTTGTTACCACATTCTTTCGTCAAAAAATTTACCGTATTGCTGTGGCAAGCCCAATGCTTCCGCATGCAACCTATCTAAATCCTCAGGCTTCATTCGAGGCCCTTCTTTCATAAACCACTCTGAGTAGAGTGCGTATCTAATGGCATCCATAAGGTGATCGTTTTCTTTCAAAGGTTTATCTTCCCCTCTCAATGAAGCCTTTTGATCCCAGCGATATGTACCATACTCCTCGATCGCTTTGGTGCAATTGTGACAAATCTTGAAAGTCCCGTTAGATAGATTAATAGAATGGTAGCGAATGCCGTCCAACACTTCATTGTTTGCCTCTATCACACTTACTGATCCTAAACCCAATCGATTCAATTCCACTCGGAATGAAGTTGCGGAAGGGTCGACATAGATTGTCTTTACCTTGTACCCTTCAATGAACTTCTTCAAATCATTTGCATATTCAGTGTCTGTCTTCTGCCTTAAAGTTTTCCTGCTATCCCAATAGTATTCTTTCTCAAGCCATTTGTTTGGGAAGGTACGTTCGTTATACCCTATGAGTGCGAATGTGGTGGGGTTGGAGGTCCCATAATCAACGCCCAGAACATAATAATCAGCAGCACCAGGAGGAAAGCTAATAACATGGGATCCTCTTTCAAAAAAATCGAAGATAGTTCCCTCAGCCAACACCCACTTGCCTTCAATAAATCGCTCATACCAAAGCCCCTGGTATTCTTTTTTAATGTTCTCAATAAAAACAGGGTCTAGCGAAGGATTGTCCTCAAGCCTAAACTCCCAACACTTCAAATCTAAATCTGATCTATCCAAGAACTTCTTCTTGAACCAATGGAATGGGCTGTCTGGGTTAGTGGTGCCAAACAGTTTAGCTCCAGTAATCGAAAGACGGCTCTTGAGCATTTCAAAAACAGTCTCTGGAATAATGGAGATTTCATCCACATAAGCACCTGCAAAGCTAGATCCCCTAATCTTATGTTCTGCTCGTTCGTCGTTAGCGCCGATCAAGTGTATCGTTCTGTTAAACAGATTAGCTTCGCTCTTGCCTAGGTAATATTGAAACGAATCTCCAAGTAATTCCTTCAGTGGAGATAAAACGTTACGCTTAATCGCTCCAATAGACTTTCCAATAATAGCGAAATCACCAGGGGGGCCGCGCAGGCAAAACTCAGTAAACCGAAGCAGGCTACCAAAAGTCTTGCCAGATCGAACAGCACCAATCCAGATATTATAGCGTGCATCTGACTCCTTAAGACTTAGTATTTGTTTTTTCGACAATGTGAGATTTTCTAACATTTTTTTCGTCCGTATTGTGTGAATTTGTCACATTTTCCTGTGGTGCACTCGCCACTTCTATTGCTTTTGCTCGATCAAGTAAGCCTAGCACTCGACCCATAGCTCTGCTATTATCTTCCTCTTGAGGATCTCTTTGACCTAGAAGTATCTTCCCTAACCAGATAGCCATAGAGGAATTGGTTTTAGATAAATTAATTTGGTTCCTTCTAACTGAAGCTTTTCCGCCTTCCGCAAACCTTTTATATACGGTGTTAAAATCTTCCCCGTATTCTCTGTTACACCAGCTATCAATTGTCCTTTGATCGGCATGAAGGATTGCCTCAATCTCATTAACTGTGCACTGGACATGGCAAAGTCCCTCGAATATCTTCTTATCGAAATCTCTTGGTGGTCTTCCTGTTGGTTTTCCTGTTGGTTTACGCGCCATATCAACCTCCTTTAGGAGAAGGAGGTAATGGCATCCAGTGCGTCCATTCCGGCATATCTCCAGGTTCTGTATGTCTCCAATCAGTAGAGTAGTAACTATTTCCCCATTTACTTTCTAAAAGTGTGCATACAAAAACTTGTCCTTCGCTATAACAAACAATTTTATCTGCGTCAGGAAATTCAACTTCTCTATCTATCCATTCCATTACTTCACCTTCAGTTTTGCTCCCCATCTCTGTCCCGCTTCTTCAATTCCATCTGGTCCCAATAAACATTCTTCAAGAGATTCTTGTGACTCAAACTCGAAGATGGCTTTTGCTTTACCAGATAGATTTTTTGGTTCTTGCTCTTTTCCTTCGAAGTACTCATCCGGGAATCCCCAAGCGCTAAGGTCATCCATATCAAACTGATTAGCGAGAATATCGTCGTCATTAGAACCGCTA